CCAACTCTATCTGCTAAAAATGGAGCTCCAGCTGCTACTCCAAGGCCAATGGCTTTTAAAGCTGTTCCTAAATTATCAAACCATGATTTACCAAAAACGCCACCAAATATATTAGATAAAATTCCACCAGAAGTATTATAAATTAAAGAATTGAAATTTCTATTCATTTGACTTAGTTCACTCAATGTTTTATATTGAACGCTAAGAACCTTTTCCATAGAAGAACTTAAAGAATCAGTCGCTCTTGCATTTTCTCTGAATCCTTGTTGTATTCCAGAAAATGCTTCTTCAATAGAATCGTTAGTTTGGCTTAATTCTTTTCTCTGACCAGCAACAGAAGAAAAAACATCTTTGATTATACCAGACAAATTTCTATTATGTTGAGTAGCAGCTTCTCTAAATGATACTGTTGATCTAGATATGCCTTCCATATGAGAAGACATAGTTTTGGATAAACCTGCTAAACTTTGTCTGATTGCTACTGATTCTTCTGATGCCATTCTTTAATTACTCTTTTTTTTAGCTTCTTCGGTTTGTTTGATAAATCTAGACAACATATCAACGTATAAATCTCTTTCGAATGGTATAAGATTATCTACTTCAGTTATTGAGTATTTATGATGCTGAACCAAAGCGAAATTTACTGAATAGTAATTTTCTAAAGTATTATGGCTCAGCGCCACATAAAAAAATCATTCAACGAATTGAATTCGATTTTCCTTTCGTTTCCGAGGGAATTCTTATATACAATTTCATGATGAATTTTAGGCATATTTGTCAAAAAGTTAAGAATTTTTTCAAAAGTTGCAACGCTCAAATTTTCTAGAAATTCAACTAACTCTTGTTTTTTATATTCTTTGGCTTCATAAATGTCTTCTTCATAATAAATTTTATCAACACATCGAACGATTAATTCGAACATATAATCTTTTTCTAAATTTTGAAAATCTTTATCATCATACAGACTGGCTGTTGGATAATGCATCAAGATACCAGATTTTGAAGTAATTTTAATGTTTGGATCGTTCTTTTCTGGGAAATCTACTTCTACACTATTAAGATCAATCTCAAAGTCATATTCTTTGTTATCTTCGAAATCTTTATATTTGATTTTTACCACATTATCTACAGAAACAGCTCTGAGTTTTAAAAAAATGTATTCTAAATCAAAAACAGGTAACTTTTCTACATTTAAATTATTATTTAAAGAACAATTATTTACAACTTGTTTAATTGCAGAAAGAATGTCAGATGGTTTATCGCTTTCTTTTGCCATCAAAAGTAGTTTTTCTTCTTTAACAAGAAACGGTCTAAATGAATATTTCTTTTTTAAAGATGGAACATTAATATTATAAATTGGTTGATCTATTTTAGGTAAAGACATACTATAACTCCATTATATTTTATTGTCCGGATCCGACTATTGTGTGCTCTTTATAAGTTACTGAAACTCCCAATTTCAAAAGATTATTATTGTCTTCCCAGTTCAATGGTATTTCTCTTATGCTAGTTGGAAAAGCTTGATACATATCGATACGTTTTACAACAGAACCACCAACATCATAAATCACAATAGAAATTGTTGTTGAATATGTATCTTTGTAACCAACATTATAATTAGCTTGAGAATTAACAGATCCTGATCCAGGAGTTGCAACTGGAGTAAATTGGTATATTGCATTTAGCCAGTCATGCCAATACTGCCAAATATCTCCATAATTGTCACAAAGAATGGTAAAAGAAATATCATTGAACTGAGCGTTAAAAGGTTGTTTTTGTGATGGCCCGACTCCGTAACGATTAATATCAGCATTCATAAATTGAATACCAGGAGCTCTAACAGCTTCAATTCTATGCGCCATATGCCTAGTAAAATTTGGATCATTATTGTTTGGACGTGGAGCGACTAATACTTCAAACAGATTTGTTTTAATATAACCTCTGTCTTGTATGTCTGTTTTAAATTCGTTAATGTTAAATGGCATATTGGTTCCTTAGTATGGTGGATAACCTGCATACTTTTTATTTGAATTTACTACCCATCTCTGTAAAGGTAAGACAACAACTTTAGCCCAATCAGATGGATTTACATATCTAAATTGAGTTCTTACATGACCATACAAATACCTTTTTATACATTGTTCATGCCCTGCAAACCTGCCGGAAAACGATTTTAATATTTTATACGAAATATTCATTTTAGTAGATTTGTTGTATTTATCATTATTAGCAACAGTTTGAAGAGCTGAAAATAAACCAGATCTTTCGCCAGGAGGTAAATAATGTAAATTCAAACCTAAAAATCCATCACCATAATATTCTAATGGTAATACTAATGGAAATTTGTCATAAAAAGGTAATGTAGCTTTTGTTTTAGGATCGTATACAAACATATACATATCACCAATGACAGGAAATCCTCTATTCTCGAATCTTTTGGTTGGATCGTTTCCGCCTTTTATTGTTTCTTTAGTTTCTTCATTAAACCAATCTATAGCTTCTAATGGTTTACCGAGAGCTTTTCGCCCTCCGCCTTTCATATTATTAAAAAAATCGGCCATTAGAATTTAATTCCTAGTTCTTGTTCTGTAAAAATATGAAATTGCCATCCTCTGTCTTTACAATATTCTAAAGCTGCTCGCCATTTTGCCTCGTTTACTCCCCATGTTTTAACTTCGGTCAAATATCTTTTTGTTATTTTTTGTTGCCTTTTAGGGGGTTGAGTTTGGCTTTTTGGTTTAACCTCTATCAAAGCTGTTTCCTGTATCCCTTGACTATTTATTTTAGTAACTAGGAAGTCTGGAAAATATCTGTGTATTTTACCATCAATTGGAGAACGATAAGGTATTATTATTTCTTCCGAACACCATTTAACTATATCTTTATGATCGTCCAAATACCTCATTAATTTTAATTCCCAACTCGAACGATAAATAATATTTGTTGGGTCTCCTTTATATTTTTGTGGGTTTTTGGGTTTAAAATAACCTTGATATGGAGCCATCTTCATTCTCTACTATAAATAACAAAAGTAAAGTATTTATTTCATAAATAAGAGATTTCAAACATGGCTTCTACACCAAAAAGATGGATAAGTCCAAACGTTCCAGGTCCACCAGCACAGTTCGGTGGCGGTGGATTAAAATTCCCAAAAGATTTAACAGCAGGTGGTAGGAATTTTTATACTAGCATAATTTTTCAAAGATACAATATGGGAGGGTTTGGGGGTTTTGGTGGAGCTGGAGGTGCTGGCGGTAGCGTAACTTTACCAATCCCTAGAAAAATTAATGACGTTCAAACTGTAATTTGGGAAGAAACATCAATAGTTTCTGCAGGATTAGCAGCTGCTAATTTACAAAATCCAGGTTTGGAAACGCTTGGCAATATCGTAACAGGAGCGGCTAATTACAGATTAAATCCCGCTCTGATTATGTTGTTCAAACAACCAAATTTTAAAGAATGGAATTTTCAGTGGACTTTGGCGCCAAATTCTCAAGACGAATCTCAAGCAATAGCTGACATAGTAAGACAATTTAAAAGAAGTATGTCTCCAGGAAAATCTGGTCCTTTTTATACGTATCCAGCTGTGGCGCAAGTTCAATTTTTTCCAAGCGACAGATTCCTTACAAAATTAAAACCAGCAGCTATTATGGCTGTTCAGACAGATTTTACAGCGGCTGGCCAACCATCTTTTTTTAATGGCGGAGCTCCTACTATCGTTAATTTAACAGTTTCGTTGAAAGAAACAGAACTATGGACTTCAGAATCTTTTATGTTCTAATAGCATAATTTAAGAGAGATCAATAATGACTATTAATAGATATTTTGAGAATTTTCCTATTATAAATTATGCTAACACGCAAGTCGTCGATATTACCAAAAGAGTCGCAGTTTTAGATTCTGTTTTAGGTAATCCATATGCATTTCATGCATATGAAATTTCAGAATTTGAAAGACCAGATCAATTCAGTAATAGATATTATGAAGATCCATTCAAAAGTTGGATTTTATATCTTACCAATAGGATTACAGATCCTCTTAATGAATGGTACATGCAACAAAACGAATTAGAGCAATTATGCGAAAACAAATATAGTAGTTTATTTAATGCTCAAAATAAAATAAAGTATTATCAAAACGATTATGTAGATAAAGAACCTATCTCTATTTCTTTGTTCCAATCTTTACCACAACAATTAAAAAAATATTGGATACCTGATTATGGAGTAAACAATAGAATTGTTAGTTATTCTAGAAGACAAGCAGATTGGAAAACTAATACTAACAGAATTGTACATTATACGTTAAACGGAGCTAATACTTTCGTTGTTGATGAAGTATTAGACATTTATTATGATACGAATAATTCTGGAAAAGGTCAAGTGTTATCCGTGCAAGGTGATATTATGTATGTCAAACATGTTTCAGGTCAATTTTTTACTACAGAAACAGTTGATACAGAACCAGGAAGTTACATATATGGCCATGAAAGCGAGACACAAAGTTTGTTTACTAATTTCGAATGGGTAGCAAATAGTATACCAGAAGCAGAAGTTAGTTATTGGAGGCCAGTAACTTATTATGAATATGAAACAGAAAAAAATGAATTTAACAAAACAATTTCTGTAATGGATAGTAATTATAAAAAATTAATAACAGACGAATTACGAAACAAAATGAAAGAATAAAATGGCAGTTGGTGATATTAATATAAATTCTTTTTCGGTTGGCGGTTTGGATCTGACAGATTCTCAGACAGCGCATTTGGTAGGGTTTAATATCTATGAAGATATTCTAAATCCTTTTGGGCCAATAGCAGAAGCTAGAGTCTTAGATCATTCAGATCAATTAGGTAAAAACGATTTCAATGGTAGCGAAAAAGTAGAAATTTCATTCAGTACGGGAACTGGCGGGCAATCTAGATCTTTTAAACTCAAATTAGCTTCCAATAAAAACTTAAATGATGGTAGCGTTGATAAAAGCGGTTCTGGGCATGCTAAACAATATAATTTGAGAATGGTTTCTGAAGAGATGATAAAAGCTCAACAGAAACATATCCAAAAAACTTTTAATGATAAACCAGCTGGAGATGCTGTAAAAGATATTGTAAAATCTTTCAGCGATAAAGATGTTGAAACCGAAGAAACAAAAAAACAAAGATTACAATTTGACAGAGAACATCCTGTAGAAGCTCTTAAAAAAGTATTAGGTAGAAGCGTATCAACCCAAAACAAATCCTCTCTTTTTATGCTTTATCAGTACGGCGACGGCGGAGATCAAAAATATCGTTACGAAACTTGGGAAAAAGCTTTTCAGAGAAGTTCTAATTTAAAATTTAAACAAGATTTTACCATTGCTTCTAAACCACCAAACGAACAAGACCAAAATGAAAATTTATTATGGTTTAAAGTTTCAGATAGTTTTAAATCTGTAACAAGAGGTATGAGTAAAACAAGTCAAACAACTTATAATAGAGAAACTGGTGTTGCTCATAGAGTTAAACAAGACCCAGAAGATAATTATAAAGTGGCAGGAAATCCAGTTTATAAAGCTAGTAATAGCGGATCTGATAAACCTGATACCAAACCTCCTGTATATCATATCAATAGTCCTTCTAATGAAAAAAGCGATCATGGTTTAGGAAAAGCTAAAGCTAACAGAGCAGCATTTCTTTCTCATTTGGCCCAAAATTCTGCTGAGTTTGAATGCATTGGTAATTCAGAACTTACAGTAGGTAAGGTTATTGATTTGGATATTCCTAATAAATCTCAGGATGGTTCTGATTCAAATGAAAAACAATTTAGTGGGAAAGCATTAATTGTTGCTGTTAGACATAAAATTAAACCATTAGGTCAAACACCTAGATATACTTGTGTTGTTAGGGTTGTAAAAGCAGGTTATGATCAAGGCGGAGGTAAAGAAGCATAATGTTTGAGATTGCTGAAGTTAGAAATATTAAAGATCCTATGAAAGCTGGCAGAGTACAAGTAAGAATTTATGGAAAAAATGATGACGAACAAGATATTAAAGACGAAGATTTGCCTTGGGCGGTTTCTGTTACACCAATAACTTCAGCATCAACTGGTAAAGTCGGTATCGTTCCTGTTGGATTATTAGTTGGTTCAAGAGTTTTAATAGCATATGCATCAAATGATCCCGAAAAACAATATCCATTTGTGGTTGGGTCGTTCCATCGTGCCGGATCGCCAAAGGGAGGTTAATTATGGCAGTTAAAAGCGAAGAAGATAAATCGGTAACAAAAAAAGACGTTGATCTTTCTAAAGGCGATATTAATTTAAATTTTCAATCTGACGAACTGGAAAAATTTGAATTATCTGCTAAAAAAGCTCCACATAACAAATCCGTTGAAGGTAAACCGTTAGATACAAGTAAAGATGAATATAATGAAGCCAAGAGAGTAGGCGGAGATGAAGGCCAAGAAGGTATCAAAGGAGCTAGAGAGAAATACGCAAAACAAAAAGATGTTCCTTCTGGTATAGCTTCTGCAGATATTGGTGTAGAAACGATTTTTAAATCTCTAATGCAAACAGATTCTAAAAAAGAATCTCAAGTTATGCCGGAGATGTATCAAAAATTTAGTATGATATTAGCTATTTTAATGGCATCTGGTTCTGGTCAGTCTGGTCAACCACAAACATCTTTGGAAGCTGGAGCAAACCCAAATGATTATGTAGATTTAGCTGAAGGCACTAAAAATATGATGGTGTCTTCTTTAACTAATGCTTTGTCTATAGTAACAACAACTTATGGTTATAAAACTGTTGTCGGAACTTTTCGTGGAATGTTAAACGACAACACTATAAAATTAATACCAACTGATTTCCAAGATGTTGTCGTTAGTTCTCTACTTTTATTATACAAACTGGTTGAATTGTATGGAGAACAGAAAATACCATACATCAAACCGAATGCTAAAAGTAAGGGTATAAAAGCTTCAGATATAAAAGTTATCAACACAGTTACTTTTGCTTATAATTCAATTTTATACAGAAAACCAGATAAAGATGGTCTAGATTATCATTGTAAAAAACTTGTAATTGATATTGATGATAGTAATATAGGAACAGCTATTTATAATCTTGTTCAAACATTTTTATCTTCTGCTGAATATAATAATGTTCCTAGGAAAAAACTTTCGGTCGACGAAACATACATTATTATGATTAGAATGATGTATCTAATGATACTTGAAAGAGAAGGCGAATCAGCAGGTATAAAATATTGGCAGAAACAATTTTTAGAATATGTAAAAGATTATACTGTTGTTGATTCTGTACAAAGATTAGAAGTCGATTTTACAAATTCTGAAGAAAATAAGAAAAAAACTGGTAGTAAAATTAATTTGACGTTTAGTACTAATCCAAAAGATAAAAACGTATTTAATACAATAACATATATGTATAGATCTTTATTAGGAAGAGCTCCTGATAAAAATGGTTTAGATTATTGGTCAAATTATTTTTCTGCGCAAACAAGCACGTTAGATGCTGGAACTGCTATTTACGTGGTAGCTTCAAATATCAAAAATTCGGCAGAATTTGTTCAATCCGGAAAAACAATTTCATCAATTGATTTTTATGAAATTGTCGTTAAATGTATGTATCTAATGATTCTTGGTAGAGAAGGCGAACCGGCTGGAGTTAAATTTTGGAAAGAAGAATTCCAAAGACTTACGAAAACAATAGGCGAAACACAGACTTCTAAAAAAATTGCAGAAGGTTTCTTGTCTTCGCAAGAGTATAAAAATATAATGGCTGCTAAATCTAAAACTAAAGCTGGATTGTCTGTAACATCTGTTCCTTCTGATTATTCTATATTAACATTTTATAGTTCGGATGAAGAAGATCCATATCCTGGATATGCTAGATGGTTAAAACTTGACGGAACAGAAGAATTTACAATTAGAGATTCTAAACTTCCTTATTTCGAATCTGCTGAATTGATGGTTGTATATATGATGGCATATGCATGGAAAGACGAATTAATTCCAGCAATAAAAAATGGCACATTAAATGTCTATTTGTTTTTGATTATGTTAAACAAATATGCAAGAAAAATAGAAGATGTTCATGGAGATATGGTATTAGGTTATAATACTTCAACAGATAGATCTAATTCAGAATTGCCATTTAATGGAGGAGAGGGCGGAGGCGGTGGAGGCGGTAATAACATGTTAGGTATGTTATTACCACTGTTACAACAATTATTACAACAAGCCAAAAGCGAACACTTGCCTAATTCAGTTTTAGATAAAGGTAAAATGAATAAATTATTACAAAATATGGAACGTAAAAAATCAGAAAACAAAAGAATGATGAATTTAGCAGAATCCGGAATTGCCGGTCAAGGAGATACGCAATTGAATTCGTTGTTTAATGGAGATGTTGGTTCTATGATGAACCAATTTACAAATCTTAATTCTAAAAAGAGTTCTGGGGGTCAAACTTCTGATGGAGGCTCTGTTCCTCCATCAAATGTTAAAACTAATACGCCTACTACTAAATATGGTGTACCATACACTGGAAATCTTGAACAAAATATTACAAATATGTATATCACTATACTTGGCAGAAATCCAGAAGTTGGAGCAGTAGATGGTTGGTTGATTTTTTACAGAAAAATGCTTCTTGGTTCTGAAATAAATGCAGTAACACAACAAATTGAAGATTTATTTTTGGCTTCTCCAGAATATCAAAATATTTCATCTAAAAAAGTTATTGTTAGTGCAACGACATATGACAAACTTCTTGAAATCCCTGGTATTAAAGGTATGTTATAATGGCAAATAGTAAACCGCATAACAAAAAAAGCCCTGAGGGACCACAACAAAGTAAAAGATCTAATCCAGAATATCCTTGGGTAAGAGGTGAATCTGATGTTAATGGTAGACATAAACTGATCCATGCTGATCCAAGTAAACCAGAAGAATCTTTTACCGAACAATTAAATCATGATGGTTCTTTTACTATACATGAGACTCTAAAAGATGAAAAAGGATTAAAAAACGAATTAGGTCATCATAGAAGAAGTTATTTTCAAACTGGCGCTGACCACTATGATGGGAATTATGATCATAGATCTTTTAATAAATCTATTAATGTCGACGCAGAGCATGGTATAGCTGCTAAAAAAGGTCTTATTGAAGGAACAAGAGGATCTAAAACAACAGGTTATGCCAAAGGAACATTTGATTTAAAAGGCGGAAAAGGATCAAAAAATCATTCTTTTCAAGGAACAGTTGGTGATCATACTAATACTATTGAAGGCAATCATTGGGAATATTCTGAAAAAGATCATGGCCATGCTATTGGTGGTTCCAAATACACTATGGTTGGTCAAGGAGATTATGGCATTCATGTTCAAAAAGGAAACATGGACAGTAATATTGGTGGAAAAGGGCAAATTGCTTGTAAACAAGATCTTACATTATCAAGTAACACAAAAATAACATTACAGGTCGGTCAATCGAAAATTGTTATCGAAGAATCTAAAATTACTATTACGTCCGCAGCTATCGATCTTAAAAAGAATTAATAAATGCCTAGAGTTCATAGAGAAGACGATTTAAGGACTTGCGGTCACGTTACTCGTGTTATAGGTCAAGATTTCGTTAAAATTGATAGTAAATTGGTTGCTGTGGTTGGAGATTCAATTAAAGGAGGTTCTGGTGGCGGTTTAATCTCTACTGGAATAAATACTTTTGTTAAAATTGACGGAAAACTTGTGATTGTATTGGGCGATCAGGCTAGTCCAGATTCTTCTTGTTCTATGGGAAATCAACATTGTTTTCCATATCCAAGCCAAGGTTCGGATTTCGTTACAATAACCTAGAAAGATTTAAATGGCAGTTACAAGAGCAGATACACTAACTCAGTCTAGAAAAACCAAAGAGGTTTATTCTGACTTTTTTAACGATTTTGTTAAATCTCCATTTAGCGGTGATTTGGCATTGTTAAAAAATGAAAGATCTGTTAGTCAATCAATTAGAAATTTAATTTTCACAAATTTCGGCGAAAGACTTTTTAACCCTAATTTTGGATCTGATGTTTATAAAACATTATTTGAAAATAATTTTGAAGAAAATTTACATGTTTTAGAATATAGAATAAGACAATCTATTATAAATTTTGAACCGAGAGTGCTTCATGATGAAGAAAATTTAACAATTATAGTAAGATCCAATCAAGAGATGGATTTTACTTTAAATAGAAATTTAGAGGGTGTATCTCAAGAGGACATTTTATCAGGCTCGGTAATGCCGGGAGATACTGAACATTTAGTCGAGGTAACTGTTGTTTTCAAAATAATAAATAACATAACACCTACAACTATTACTGTAATTTTAAAAAGAGTCCGATAAATGGCCAATACATCTTTAAACCTTACATCGTTAGATTTTGATACTTTAAAAGATAATTTTAAAAATTTTTTAAAAGATCAATCTGTATTAAAAGATTACGATTTCGAAGGTTCAAATATTAACGTTCTTTTGGACGTTATGTCTTATAATTCGTATATCAATTCGTTTTATTTGAATATGATTGCTTCAGAAATGTTTATGGATTCTTCGCAAAAAATAGATTCTATAATTTCTCATGCTAAAGAATTAAATTATATTCCTAAATCTAAAAGATCTTCAAAAGCATTTATCAATTTTAATATTGCTTGTGAAGGTATCAGCGGTTCGTTTGATATTCCTAAAAAGACTACTTTTTATGGAACTAACGCTAATGGTTTCTGCGTTTTTACTACTACTGAAAACAATACTTATTTGTCTCCAAACAGCAATTTTACCGTGGCTAATCTGGCGATTTATGATGGTTATTATCACATCGAAACATTTATTGTTGATTGGGGCATAGAAAACCAAAGA